AGACGCGCCAGCTTCTCACGCAATTCTTTTGCGTAGGACATTGGAATACCTCTTTTGTGCATGGTTTGGCGCGCGCCCGCGAACGCCCTGGCGTTCGTTGCGACACATGCGGCTACCAGTCGGATTGCTCCGGTTGTGCTGGCTTCCGCTTAAACTTTTTCGAGTAGACTCAGCCTTGCTTCGTACTGGCTCAGGTTGGATTCTTCTACGATGTCATCGCCGCTGGTCACGCCGCTTGCGCAGTCGCATACCGTGGATCCGCAATTCTCCACATCGCAGCCCGTGCAATTGCAATCATCACAATCGCCTTCCGCGCAGGCGCCACAGGTGCAGATGCACGGCCCATCGTTCTCTTCCGCATTGGCCTTCGGTGCTTTCAACTGCTCCGGTAAATGCTTCATCTTCGCCAGGCTGCGGAATGATTTCGCCAATGCCATCGCATCATCGTCGCTATCGCTGGCCACCGCAGTCGCGAAACCGTTGTCGACGCATTCCTGCGCGCCCATCCATGTTTCCGCATCCATCAGCGACTTCACTTCTTTCGCCGTCTTTCCGGTTTTGTCCACATACGCCTGCCCGACTGATTCAGAAATCCGGTCCAGCGTATCGCCGCACTTGCGCATATCGTCGCCATCGCCCATACATACGGTCCAGGCGTTATGGATCATCATCATTGCGCTGGAGCCCATCGTAATCGTGTCGCCGGCCATGGCAATAATCGAAGCCGCAGATGCTGCAATGCCATCGATAAACACATTCACCGGCCGCTTCTGCGCTTTCAGCAGGTTCAGAATCGCGATCCCTTCAAACGCATCGCCGCCCGGCGAGTTAATCCGAACAGCGATGCGGCTGTAGTTAGGATTGGCTTCTAGCTGCTGCTTCACAGCCTTCGCGGTCACACCGCTGCCATCCCACCAATTCTCGCCAATGTCTTCGTAAACCAGCAGCTCCAGCGTGCCGTCCGTCTGGAGTGAAGCGCGAAACTGCGCTTTCGTTTTCAATTGCATGGGAGTCACGCGAAGTTTGCTCATTATTCTCCGATCAGTTTCGACTTGATCGCGGCATACGCTTCGCCGGTGATCCGTGTCGCTGTTTCCGATGCGTTTTCTTTCGTCCAATTAGCGCAAGTTCCGCTCGGACCGCTCAGCCCGACAGCATAGCTCGACAGAAATTCAGATTCTTCGTGCGTCGGCTCGAACTTCCCTGGAAACTGCATCGTGTAGATTGCTTCCGCCATGGAATCCACGATCGGTTTCAGCGCTTTATAGGCGAACCTGGAATCCTTTTCCTTGCGGTTCACAATCCTGCCAACCGCATCGCGAAATAGCCGCCTGTAAGCGTTCACAATCGGCATCTGGAATCGATCCGTGATCGGCGTGCCTTCATCGCTATCCGTGGTATCATCGGCCGGCAGCGTCGGATCGACGCGGTTTTCTGCCGCCAGAGTATCCAGCGGGACCATATTCATCGGCGCCAGGCGAACGTCGCCGCCCTCGTCCGACGGAATCGGGTTCTGATGCATGGCCCGCAGAATGTCGTTTGCGCTGTATACGCCGGCATTCCGCAACAGCGTCCAGCCAGTAGTTTGCGAAGCAAAGTCGCCGCGCTGAAAATCGTTGAAGTCATGCGCACAATGGAACGGCGCCGACAGCAGCTTGCGATTGAATTCCTGTTCAATCCGGATCGCCCACGGCCGCAGCGTGTATCGAATGTGATCCAGCGATTGATGCTCGATGTTGTTATTGGTCGACCGCGTCAGATCCTGCAGCAAATGCATGGCCACGCGAAACAGTGCCGCAATCTCCGTGCGCTGAAATTGCCGCGTCTCCAGAAACTGCGCATCGTTCGGCGCAATCGTCATCTGCGCCCACTGCATACCTTCTTCCAGCAGCAGCGGCCGCAATGCCGATTCGCCAGTCATCTGCTCGCGAACCGATTTCTTGATATTTTCGTAGGCTTCGGCGTCCAGTTGCCCAGGATGCGTCAACACGCCCGTCGCCCTGGCTCCATTGCCGAAGAATTGCGCCCCGAACTTCTCAGCCGCCAGCGACAGCCCAAAAGCGTTTTTGCAGGTCTGGATCGGCGATATGCCAACGATTCCATCCAGCGTCAACCCTGGAATGTGCAGCACGTTCTTAGGATCGATCTGCTGCGGCATTCCATCGCTCGTTGCAGTGGTAACGTAAACCAGTTCGCCGCGCTCGTCTTTACCTTTGATCACCGCCGGACAGGTCCGGTCGGACGGCAGCATGTCGAGCGATACCGCCCGCGCAGCCCGATCCCTGCGGATCAGCGCATAAGCATTGCCCCAGCCCAGCACTTGCGCCAACAGTGCTCCGCGAAAACTCTGCGAAGTCATTTTCTCGTTTGGTTCGTCGTGGAACAGCGAATAAAGCCGATGGTCCTTCGCCTCGCGAACGCTTCCATCTGGCAGCGTCTGAAAAATGCCGAAGGATAGCGACGACACATCGGACGAAATAACGTTGATGCATGCCTGCGCGGTTGGTATCCGCATCGCCTGCTTTTCGTTGACCATCACGCCGGCATCAGACTTGCCCATGCCCAGCGATTCCATCAGCGCAGAAAACGGAAGCAGCGGCTGCGCTGGATCCTCCATCGAATATGCGCGAATGCCCAGCGATTTCGTCAGCAGCCCCATCAGGCGCGACCTTTCCGGTTATGCGTGCGATCGCTTGACGAACCGCCGCGAGCCATCAGAGCCACGCCCACAAAACACAGCAGCCCAAAAACAATGGCCGCCGCCGCGAAGCTGAAAGCAGCAATTCCGCCGACGAAAAATAGGATTCCCACGATCAACAGACAATCTTGCAAATCAAAATTCATAGGCCAAGCAATCCTCGCGTCGAGTAAATCGATTTCTTTGGACCGCCGGCGACATACGCACGGTTCATCGCGTTCAGCAATGCCGAAACCGGATCAATCTTGTTCTTCCCGTGCTTTTCCTTGCGCGGAAACACGTTCTCGTTCGCATCTTCCTTGGCAATTACGTTACTCATCGCCCAGGACAGCACCGGATCGCCGTCATGGTGGAACCTTCCCGATAAAACCGCAGCTTCCACTTCCTTCATCGCATCCGACAGGTTTTTCGTCGTTTGATCGATCGTCAGAATCACATCGCCGCGGCAAATCGTTTCCAGCTCCTGCTGCATCTGCAGCGCCGACCATGGATCGAACGCGATGCACGCATATTTAAACTTCAGATAGTCGGCTTCAATCTCCCTCTGAATCAGGGGCAATTGAATCTCGACCCCCTCGACACCTACCAGCGATCCCTCGTGAACCCACTTCTCATAGTGCGGATGCTGCCCGTCCATCGCCCGGTCCAGCGGAACATAATGCCGGCCGAACGCATAATAGTGAACCTTGCCGCTGATCAGCCGCTTGAATACCTTCATCCGGCTCGCCAGATCAACCTTGGCCGCCAGGTCAACCCCTTCGAAGCAGGTTTCCTTCATAAAGTCGCCGATGTCCAGGCTGCTGTCTTTACATTTACCCCAGGCGTCCATATTCATCCACGCCGTGGCTGCGTTCACCCAAACATTCAGGTGCTTCGTCTTGAAAATGTTTTGCTTATGAGCCGACTGGACCGCTTCCAGCTGCGCCTGCTTTAGAAACTCCGCAAACACCGAAACCCCGTAATTCGGATTCGCCTTCCGCAGCGAAACATCCGTCTTCCAGTCGTCGCCCTCATCGATTGTGTAGATAATGCCGAACAGCGCGTCGTTCGCGATCAGCCCACCTAGCATCTTCTGCACGTCCAGCTGCAGCAGATAACAGGGACCGTTGATGTTGCTTCCGGCCGTCGTGATATTAATGATCAGGCCCTGCTGCCGCGCTCCCATGCCCGTCTGCATCGTGTCATGCAGAATTGCAGTCCCGTGTTCGTGGTATTCGTCAATAATGGCGCAGGATGGCGAAGCGCCGTCGCCAGGATCCCCCACAACCGGTTCAAATCGGCTGCCGTCGTCCTCGATCACTAAACTCTTGGCGTTTATCTCGACGCCGAAGAAATCATGCAGCGCCGGCGTTCTTCGTGCCATGCGCCACGCCGTGCGAAACACTTCCATCGCCTGGCGCTCTGTCGTGGCGCCGGAGTAGATTTCGGCCCCATACTCGCCATCCGCGACCAGCATGCATATCCCGACCGCGGCCGCCCAGGTACTCTTGGCGTTTTTACGCGGGATGCAAACATACACTTCGCGGAACCTGCGAAATCCATTCGCCTTATGAACCCACCCGAAAATCGAGCAGGTCATAAACTCCTGCCACGGCTCCAGCACGATGCGGTTCGACTTGCCCGGCTCGATGCGAGCCCAGGACCCTTTCGTGTGCGGCAGTTTTTCGATGAACCGGCAAACTTTGTTCGCCTTCTCTGCGTCGAATTTGTACGGATAATCTTTGCGCTTCGAACTGGCCAGATCGTCCAGGTGACGCTGGCAAGCCAGCCGAACCCACCGGCAGGCCAGGACGCGGCCCGCGACAACATCGCGCGCATATTGATTCCCACGCGCAACGTGCGTCAACTCATTTTGCGCGAGACTCGCGGCCGCCCTGGAATTCTCCCCACTCCGAGTTTTCTGCTTCCCTGGCCTGCCGCTTTTTGTTTCCACTTACTTTGGACCTATCCGCCGGCGTCAAGCCCAGCTGCCCCAGGCACTTATTCAGCGCCGTAAGCTCGCCCGTGCTAGCGCATTCATGCCGCATCTTGTAAGTCAGCCTGCATGTCATCTCCAGGTGAACCCGAAAGGCACTCGTCAAAACGCATTCCGTATCCCGCGCGATAAACTCGTTCCAGATCGCCAGCAGCTCCCGCTGCATCCCCGAATCTGGATTACTGAAACCCGCTGGCGGTTCGCCAATCGGCTCATAGGTCACCGGCTCAAACTCACGATCCTTGTACCGCGACGGGTTCTTCCGCATCGCGCCGTTGATGGCCAGTATCTTCGTCGGCTTTCTAGGTTTCCCCATGGCAATCCCAACTCGCTTCAAACTGAAAGAACCGATTCGACGCCCGCAGGCGTCAAACCTGCCACATCCAGACGCCTCCCACGCGCCGATGCTGCTCCGGCCTCTTTTTATGTCGTAAATTGATGAAAACATTATATTGTGGACGCAAAAATCCACC